ATCACCTGCCGTCAATGTAGACAGCGCATAACCCGTACCGTTACCGATCAGAAGTTGGCCGTTAGTCGGCGTGGTATCAAGCCCGGTACCGCCTTCCGCGATTTTTAGTGCGTTGGTTAACGTCAGGCTTGTGGCAGAGAAGTTCGTACCAGTCAGAGTAGTGATGTTGGCCGACGTTGAACTGAGAGTCGTGATGTTGGCTGAAGTCGCCGTCAGCGTTGTGACAGAGATACTGCTTCCAATACCCGTCGAGTAACTCGTCGCTTCAACAATATCCGTGCCGTTCGACACCAAGATGACCTTGGCACCGGCTGCGACTGAAACTCCGGTCTGACCAGACACTTTCACCGTCACCGCACCAGAGGCGTTGTTAAAGATGAAGTAGAGTTTCTTGTTAGCAGGAACGATCAGGTTGGTACTGGCTCCACCGGTTCCTGTCAACTCAATGTACATATTACGGGCGACACCGGTCGCACCGTTCGGGATGGTGATGGTCGTGTCATTACCGGTAGATACGGCCTGAGTGACATAACCAGAAATGGCCTGCTCAAGCAGGGTTCCCAAGTTGGTATTAGTGGTGTCACCCCACGTACCTGCTCCTTCGCCTGTAGCGAGGAGTTCAAGGGCCAGATTTGTTGAAAATGTAGACGGCATTTTTAATTACCTCACGCCGCGATTTGTGTCCAGTTCGCGTTCTGATCTGTATTAATCAAACTCCACACGTTCACTGCTGGCGATTGGGAACCGATATTACCCGTTGCAGATACGCCGGTCACAATGACTATTCTATCTATCCGTACCTGAACCGTCCCAACTTGTCCAGTCCCACTTACCCCAGCAACAGGGTAAATAGAATTTTGAGTCGCAACGCCAAGTTCGCTTGTACCTTCAAGTCCGGTTACAACCAGAACCTGATCTGTAACGAGCGACACCGTACCAACCGCGCCGGTTGCTGCAAGTCCAGTTACAACCAGAACTTGATCAGTAAAGACGGCTACATCGCCCAGTTCGCTAGTTGCTTCAAGGCCCGTTACGACCTGAGTGTGCCCAGCGATAACAATAAAGTTACCGATCTGGAACGTGCCTTCAACTCCCGTAACCGACAATATCTGTTCAGTGACAAGCGACACCGTACCAATCTGTCCAGACGCCGAAACGCCCGTGACCGGCACAATGAGTTCAAGGAAGACTGTGGCATCGCCTAGCTCCCCCGTACCCTCAACGCCATCTTCAATAACAATCGCATCAGCAACGACAACTTCATCGCTGAGTATCGCCTGAGCTTCTAGCCCTGTGACTAAGAGGATTTGCTCGGTAGAAACAAAGACCGTACCCAGTTCACCCGTCGCCTCAAGGCCGGTAACCGCAATAACTTGATCCGTGACAAACGAAAGCGTCCCTACCTCACCGGTACCGGTGAAGCTTACAGATGCTGTACCCCATCCGCCTTCGCCCCATCCTGTAATGGAGTTCCAGCCTTCAAGGGTTACTACTACGTCCGTCACAGACGTAGCCTACTTAGGCGATGCGAAGGATAGCAGTCGAAGCAGCGGCAGCAGGGAACTGGATGGTGAAGTTACCAGCCGTGGAGGTCTTATCACCACCAAAGGCCAGAACCGCAACAGCCTTGTTGCTCTGCGTAGCGTTATAGATCAACGCGCCGTTCGCCGTAATCGTCGCGCTCGGGAAGGTCAAATCATCGAAGTCGATGAAAGCCGTCGTGCCAGACGAAGTGGGAACCTGCGAGATCGTCAACGTCAAACCGCCCGCCGGGTAGTTCGTGCCAGACGAGGAAACCTCATCTGTCGTGCTATACGCCGTTGTAGCAGCGCCCAACGTAGCCGACGAAGTGAACAGCGCCAGCTTAAACACATCCGCAGCAGCCGATGCACGGATTACGCCGGTACCAAAATTGTGAATGCCGTCAAGGATTTCAACCTTAAACGACGTTGCCATTGCCTGAGTAATAGCCATTAGAGGTCTCCAATTAATTGTGCGATTTCCGCATAGCCTTGTTGATCTAGTTTCTTACATATCATCTTGCGCTCGGCTTCTTGGGCTTCGCGTAGATATTTCACCAGCCAATAATGCAGTGCTTCCTTTGAATCGGCACTGAGTATGCGGTTTACCGCACGTTCTGCAATTTCTTCGACAGTATGCTCACGACGGTCAGTCGTCTGCACAAATACCTGCCCAACTTCTACGTTTCCACTAAACATCAAGTCACCGGAATCCTAACTTGTCCAGAACGATACGCATCCTGACGATCCAAGCCATCGCCAAGACGTTTGAGGAGTCCCAACGACTCCTGATATTTCTGCTCGTAGTAGGTCATCATGTCCTGCTCACCCTTCAAGTAGGTGTACGCTTCGCGCAATGACCCGTAGAGCAATACCGTTTCAAAGTTGTCACCCAACCAAGAAGTCGAGTTATTTACGATTGACGGCGGGTAGTAATAATAGTGCAGTTCAGCCGTGTACGCTTGGTCGGGAGTCGGCCCAAGAATCATGGTGGCGTCGTCCCAAATCGCATAGTACCTAGGCTTACCCGTACTGTTTGGGGGAGGATACGCCGCTCGGATGTAGTTCACATCCTTATTCAGCAGGTATTCGTACTCACCCGTAGTCGGGTCAATAACAGCTAACGAAAAGGTCGAAAGCCAGTCAGAAGGCAGTTGGAAGTACGGAAAAGTACTTGTCATCGTACCCGTGACATTCTTACGGATAGCCGGGATCTGAACGGAGTTGTAAATCCGCTCTTCAGCAAGCTGCACAAAATTCGGGATATTCGCCACGAAGGATGTCTCCGTGGACTGGCAATAGTCCTGAATGGCTTGTGAAAGCTGCGTGTAGTTCATTAACTCCAGCCTGCTCGTACTTTGCCGTTGTTCTGCAAATTAATCTGCGAGACGAACTTCTTACCCTTAGTGGCAGCGCCAGCACCCTTCATTTCCATGTGGGTAACGCCCTTGTTGACATCCTTTTCAGGATAGCCATTCTCACCAGTCGAGTCAGTGTTCGGCTTGATCTTGCCGGGATTTAATTCTTTCATGGCACTTACCTCGGGCCAGAAGACTTACGCACCGGGCTGCGCTGGTTCATAACCTTCGCCATATTCCGACCGTACTTCTTCATTTCGCTGTTGGTCTTGCCACCAGCACGCATACCGTGAGCTTTACTCGCCGGAAGTGAAGCGTGCTTTCTCAAAGCTTTCATTGCATCACCATTCTTCATCACAATCTCCTAGGTCGTAACGACCGTCACCGTACCTACTTCACCGACCGGCGCTAAATCATTTGGCGTCAGTCCAGCATCGTCTGCTCTAGCACCACCTACCGGTGCCCAGCCCCATTGTATCTGACGACTGCCATTAGCACCGTCATTACCGACCGCAAAATAACTCGTGTCCGGTCTCGGGTTCCGTAATGCCTGCGGATCGTCCACAGGGTACAAACCGAGAGACAACTGGGGTTGGTCAGGCTCCCAGCACTCCGGACAGACCAAGATATTCACGTTCTTGGTCTTGATCACAATCGACTTCAACTGGCGCAGTTTGTATTGAAACCCGCACCGGTCGCACATCGCAATCGCGTTTTTGCCACTGGCAAACCTGTTTGGCATTAGTAGCCACCCAAGAAGCTCTCACGTGGGACAAACCGCACCGCCGCCTTTTCGCGGTCTTCACCTGCCGCCAAATCCCAAGCCTCGTCATACTGGGCTTTCAGAATCTGCGTACGCGCCTCAGCGCCGGGGATCTTCATCGACAGCATGTAGGCCAGCCCAGCAACCATGCAGGGCAAGAACCGGAACGGAATATCTTGCCCATTCACGCCTGTACCGGGGTCGAACATCCGTCGTAGCCGCGTGTAATACAACGTCCACGTGGTCGAGTTGTCAGGCTTCGGCCAAACCGTAAATTGCGGGTAGACCACCACATCGTCGGCCCCCGTCGCGCCAGTACGCCGGTTGATCCAAATCTGAATCGGGCGACCCGTCGCGTTCTTGTTCGGGATCGACACGTAGGTGCTGGACGAGATACGGCTGATGTTGATGTCTTGCTGATTCAATCCAGACCCAGTGCGGATCACGTGGTCTAACAAATCAACCGTATCTACCGGCAGGTCGTAGGTACCGACGTTATAAGTCAGTACATGGGTGCCTTGCTCCAATGTCCAAAGGTTGATGCCCCGGTTTGACCAGTCCATCAGGAGCAGGGCAAGACTACGCTTCGACGTACGGAAATCATAACCCGTACGCAGTTCAGCACCGCAACGCTCGTAAGCCTCTTCGATGATCGTGTTGAGGTCGAGGTTGAAGTCTGTCGTAGCTGTAGTCTTGTCTACCATTACTTCCTCGCTGTCACTACGTCGTCACCCTTGGTGACGATGACATGATCGCCTTCCACATCGACCCGCATCGGCATTTCCTTCCGATCCAGTTTATCGAGTTTGGTGATGAGTTCCTTAATGACTGCAAACTCAGGCTTCTCTTCCTTCTCGTTTGCACCAGCAATACCGTTCAGCATCGAGATTAGCGCAGTCAACGACGCACCAAGCAGCCCCATCACGGCAGCAATTTTCTCAGAGTCCAGCACAAGACTAGATGCCACACCGATGACAACGATGATCGTAATGTACTTAAGGCCATCCTTGCCGATGGCTTTGCCAGCGACTTCCTTAGCAGACGACTTAGCCTCAAGCCGATTTAACTCGGCCTGAACCTGTGCCTTAAACATCTCGATGTCAGTTGTCTCAGCCACGCTTACTTACCTTTTTGACGATACGCACGGGTTTTTTGCGAGATGCCTTTGGGCTGAGCGACGAACTGCGTGCCTTG